TCTTTACTTAAACGTGATTTATGCGTCTTAGCTTTGATAATGTTTCCGATGACTTCTTTTCCATCCTTCTCTTTTTTCTTTCCGAGATAAATGATTGTACTCGCTGCGTACTTGAGTCCCGAACCTCCTCCCATTTCTTTAGTTGGAACATAAGCTCCGATGACATCATACGTGTGATTTGTGACAATGAGTGGAACATTCGCTTGGCCGAGTTTAAGAGTTAACATTCTAAATGCTCCCTTAACCAATTGAGATTTAGTCATATCACGAACTTGTTTGTCGTCAAGTGCGTCTCTGATCTCTTTCTCGGTAGAAAGCATTCCCAAAGAGTCTAACACAAACATACAAGGTTTGCGTTCTTCTGTGTTGGTCTTTAAATATATATCAACTGCCTTTAATGCCTTGGTACGGAATTCCTCAATAGTTACTACATTAATAACAACCAATCTCTTTAGATCTATACCACGAGACTCAAGTAATCCTTTATTAACAGCAGCCTCAGTATCGAAATAGAGACAGTAACCATCAGGATTATTTTCCAAAAAGTTCTTGACAACTGCGAGGGAGAAGAAAGTTTTACCAGTACTAGACTCGCCAGCGATGGCAGTAATCTTATTGCCAGATACGCCACCATAAATGGAACCGCTAACCATTGCATTAAAGATGTACGAACCTGTGTCGATGAATTGTTCTTCTCCATCGATGTCTTGTGCGAGTTGGGTGTAGTCATCACCAATTTCTTTTACTATGTCCTTTAAAAAATCCATAATTACTTATCGTGTTTATGTTGTGGATAATCCTGTTCTTGTGCTTTCCTTGTCATTATAGTTCTTTTACCCTCATGTCCATGTGCAATTCCTAATTCATGCATCTTGGCATGTTCATCAATCTGATCTCTAAGTTCTTCTTTTCCTGGCCCAAAAGTAAGATAGATACCCCATCCAAATAAAAATAAAAGAAGACCAACAATAATGTAAACTATTATCATATTCCTAGTAACTTACGTTGACGGTTAAAATAATTATGTAGGATCCAAGAACTACTATTTACTTTCTCTTCTCCACCTATTGCAAATTTAAATTCAACTCTAGGATCATCACCATAACCCCTTATCTCTGGAGTATTAGTTTTAATTCTATCACCACCATTACAGAAAATAACTTTATCAGAAATTTCTAAACACTTAGCAATAGCACCACAAGCAGAATCATCTGAATCATCCCAAGATATAACAGCATCTACCATATCTAAATGACGTAATATATCTGCTCTCTCAGTCCAACATTGAAAGTACTGTCCTTTCTTACGTTTTAACCAAGGATCTCCATTCAATCCTACAACAAGATAATCTGATAGATCTTTTGCTTGAGTAAAGTATCTTAGATGCCCACTATGTATAGGATCAAACCCACCAGTAACAAGACTGACTTTTTCAAAAATCATTTTTCTTTCCTCCTCGGTACTTGTATTGTCCATGCTGGTGATACTAAATCAACCATCTCAAAGTTCTTTTCAAAATATTGTTTTCTTTTCTTTGCTTCAGCTTCCCTTTTGTTTAGTTCTGCTTCACGGCCAGGTTCTGGTTGTATCTCACCATAATGAGGTTTATCTGGATCATTTATATCTAAGTATTCCAGAATAGATTCATCCACCATACGGAATAAAGTATCCCAAGTAAGTGTTTCTCTTAACTTAACTGCAATTCTATCTACATCATTTTCATCAAGAAACTCACCTTTAACTATCTTCTTTGCAAAGCACTCATACTGAGTTATGAGTCTTGCTCTTGTATCTACCAACTCATTAAGGTTGATAGTGATCTTTACATCATCATCAAATGCCATCAGATAACCATCCCGTGTTGTTCACGAAGTATTTTTTTATAAGGTCCGCCAGGATTAGCATCCCTCACATCTTTAACTAATTTTATTTTCTCATATAAAGGAGCAACTGCTGGTTCTCCAGTATTCTTACGTGACTTCCATAGTTGTGTCACTATGATTTCCAATTCCTTATCATCAATAGGTAGATCCATTATATAAAAAATGATTCAAGGTTTGTAGTTTTCTCAGCACTCCATCCAATAGACTCAAGAATAATCTTAAGAGGTTCAAGGAATGACTTTTCAAATTGTAAGTCATAATCCACATATTTGTCAAGTCCCAATTCTCTAGGAAAATCCTGAATGAATGAAATAACATTCTCCTGTAGAGTATTTGGTTTCTTCAAATAACAGAACTTGATCTTCTCACCATTATTAATAAGAGAATACTTTTGATCTAATTTATTCTTCTTAATATGATGATTAAAGAGAAGAGCTCCTCTAGCATGAATAGGAGTTCCTTTTGCATAGATTGTAGAATTTGCTTTATACTTATCTACATTAGTGCATGTCCTTGGAAAGGCAATCTCTTCTGGAGGAAGAGACTTAAACTTTTTACGAGAGTCCTCAATAAAATCAATAACCTCATCCTCAGTTCCACTCATCATAAGTTTAAGAACATCCTTAATCATCTGACGACAAGGAGCAGGTGTTGAGGATTTTACTGCCTCAATACCCATCATCTTTAACTTAGGTTCATTGTATCTGACTCCTTCAGAATCCCATACATTTAAAATATATCTTTTCTTTGCAGTCCATATACCACGATCAGCAATGTTCTCTCTCTTCATGAACATCTTCTGATCATAAGCATTTACGTACGTGGCCAACGCTTCATAAGAACTCGAAATATACTTTTCAAATTCCACTTCACAGACCTTATCAAGGAACGAAACAACGCCTTCAGTAGTTTTCTCTCTCCCCTCGAATACCCTTTCAACCAAAGGGCCCAAGTTAAGATAAACAGAATCAGTATCCACAGCAATAACATAATCTTCCTCCTCAGTTTTTAAAATTTTATTAAGACGTTCATTCAACATATTCTCTACCCAACGAATAGAGACTTGTCCAGATAAAGTAATAGCTTCCGCATTTTCAAGTTTATAATAACGGAAATACTCATTACCAATAGCACCATAAGCAGAGTTCAATTGAATCTTACGTGCCATCTGAATATTATTAAAAGTTGCAATATCCTTTAGAAGTTTTGGATTCTTTGTATCCTCATATTGTTGCTTTGCAGCAAGCATCTTCTTCTTATAAATGGTTCTCTCATTATAGATTGTCTCCATAAGTTCTGGTAAGAACCCACGAACATCTTTTCTAAACTGAGCACCATTAGGACACACAGCAAACTCACCATCAATAACAGTCTTCTTACTTAAGATCCCTTCAACGCTTGCACTGGGATGTCTAGTCTCCCAGAGGGTTTCGGGACTGATATTATATTGCATAATAAGATGAGGATACAAGCTATTAAGGTCAAAAGAGACCACCCAATCATAGCGTCCTGGCTTCGGTTCCTTGACATAAGCTCCTGCGTATTTTTCGCTTTTAGAAGTTCTTCTTTTTGGAGGAATAACAATATTCCTCTTATTTAAATAGTTATATATTATAGTATCCCACATCCGAACTTGGAAGTGAATGTCAATAAAATTTACCTTTGCATCAAATGCCATAGTAATGGCAAGTTCAATAAGTTTTAACTTATCCTCAAAAGCATCAACTAACTGTACGTCTCTAATATTATATTCTACAAACTTAGTCCACCCATTAGTATAAAAATCCTTAAAGGTATCATACTCAGAGTGATCTAATTTCTGTTGTCCCAATTCATAATTAGCAATATAATCCAAACGATATGACTCTTGGTTTGTATAAGTAAATCTCTTATATAAGTCAAGATAATCAAGTTGAGTTACGCCACCAATATCATAATTAATATGTCTACGTCCATGAATATAAACTTCCTGTTGACTGACCAATCCCCAAGGAGATAGATCCTTCATATACTTCTCACCAAGAACCCTATTAATTCTACCAGCAAGATATGGAATATCATACATTTGAGAGTTCCAACCAGTAATAACTTCTGGAAGATTCTCTCTCCAATAGGCTAAAAATTCTCTGAAGAGATGTGCTTCATCTTTACAGAGAACATACTTAACATCTGGATTTGTATTATTAAATGGTCTTGAACCAAAAGTTATAATCTTCTTAGTTGCATAATCCTGTAATGTAATGAGAAGCATTTCCTCAGCAACATTCTCAACATCAGGGAATCCATTCTCAGATGCCACCTCAATGTCAATGGTTACAAGTTTAATCTTCTTTATATCAAATTCTATATGGTCGCCAGGATATCTATCAGCAATATATTGATAAACATATCTATCGTTACCATAGATCTTAAACCCTTCAATATCTTGATACTTCTTATAAAACTCTCTACAATCACGAACAAATCCAGGCTGAATAGGTTCAACATATTCACCTTCTAAAGTCTTATATTTTGATTTCTTCTTAGAAGGCAAAAAAAGAGTGGGTTTCCACTCTTCTCTCTTAGTAATATGTTTTCCATTTTCATAACCACGAACTAGAAACTGATTACCAATAAGTTGTACGTTTGTGTAAAAATTCACTTAATAAGTTCCGAATACATATCAAAGATTTTCTCGTTAGGATCAACGAGAGTAATAATTTTATCAGACTGAATCATCAGTTCTGTCTGTCTAGTATAATCTCCCATCCACGGTTCTAGTTCTTCTCCCACAATTCTGTAAGGTTTTGTTAACCTACAGTTAGGATCTCCAAACTCAGCAGGGACTTCTGTTATTTGAGATATAACATAATCATTATTCTGCAGCAACAGAACCTTTATCATCACTGGTGTCTGGTCTTCCATCGATTTTCTCCTTATACATTTTTAATACATGATCCAGTGGATCAACAATAGTTACCACCCAATCTGCTGAGCATGGAATATCTCTAGTTTGTGAAAGAGGAATCCAAGGATAGAAAGTTACTCTAACTTTAGATTGAAATTCTTTAGTAATTCCAAGCTCAGTTTCATGACCATCTTCTTCACTCAATACTATTGGTTTAGGATCAACAGGAACTAATTTAAGAAGTAGAGGTTTATAAAAATAATAACCAATAACTTCGTTAGATTTTTCTGATTGTAT